TACTCCACATCCGGCGACTACAAAGTTCACGCCAACAACCAGCCGATTGTCAGGGGCAACACCGCTCTGGTCTTCAACGGGGTCGTCACCCAACTACCCAAGCAACGATGGGTCGATTCCTTTGGTGTCGAGTGCCACACAGAAAACGATGGCGAAATCCTTCTCGCTCTGGCTGAAGCCGGTCAACCCATCGGTGATTCCATCGACCGGACACACGCCACCTTCGCTGGTCTCTGGCTTGCAGACGGGAACATCTACGCCTACCGCAACCATCGTCGGCCACTCTACTCCGCCAAGCACACATCCGGCACGTTCTATGCCTCCACCAGCGATATCTTCAAGCGGGCGTGGCCTGACTGTAAGCCTGTCGCCTGCCAGCCGGGGGTCACCTATGCCACCAAATATTGATGAGTACATCGACTACCACATCCAGATGATCCAGACCGGTGATATGGATCCCGCATACGGGGCATTGTCCTATGTGTCGGAACGGTTTGAACTCAACATCGAGCAACGCTACTGGCTTGCCTTCCTCTACGGGGCGACCTACTGCGGGGCCACAGCCTACTACATGTACAACGAGTTCCCCGACTACGAACGGATCAGCCTTGCACGCATCAAAACGTGGTGGAACTCCAACCGGCAATCGCTCATCTTCCAGTCCGACAGGCGATGGGTGAGGAGCAGGAACCAGTTCGCTGACATGGTCGAGTCGTACAGGAATATCGTGGGCCGTAGCCAGTACAAGTTCTTCAGCTCATTGACGGGCAACGGGCGGACGCACACATACGACAATGTCTATGCCGGGTGCGGCAAGATGTACCAGATGGGACGCTTTGGGCTGTTCATCTACACGGAAGCCTTGCAGGCAATCTCCGGTCTCCCGCTGGAACCAAGAGGGCTTGACCTCAAGAATGCCGAGTCGTCACGCAACGGACTGTGCTACGCAATCGGCAAGACTGACTGGATCACCGGCAAGGAGACTGGACGCAAGACACTCTCCCGCAACGAGCTTGCCGCACTGGACAAAGCCTTCGCGTGGGTCGAGGCCAAGGTCAAGGCCAAAGACCTGTCCGGTCGATCCAACGTCTGGAACATTGAAACGTCCCTCTGTGCCTTCAAAAAGTACAAGAGAACCATGCTCTACCCCGACACGCCAAAGCAGCACCAGCGTTACATCGGCTACTACCTTGACCGCCAGCACGACGAAATCTCCGCCATGCAGGCGAACGTGCCGCAAGGAGTCTGCTGGGATGTCCTCTGGCAGTACCGCAAAGAATGCCTGCGCAAGAATATGCTCAAGGAATATAAATGAAACTCATCTCACTCATCGGCGGGCCTGCGACCGGCAAGTCCACCGTCATGCTTGCCTTCCTCAAGACACTCGGAATCGGCACGCCGTGTAAGCACCTCAAGCTCCAGTTCACCGTACACAGGAACGTGGCTGTGCTTGGACGCTATAAACGCAAAGACCAATTCCCCGGCACAGACAGGCTACCCATGAACGTACAGCCGGACGCCACACACTTCCTTGCCAGAGCCGACTGGTTTGGTGTCAACACTGTTGTCTTTGAGGGCGACAGGCTTGCCAACAAAAAGTTCTACGATGACGCAAAGACTATGGGCTACGATGTTTCCATCATTGAGCTTTGCCCGACTCCGCTCATGCTCGACTGGCGCAGGCAAGGCCGAACACAGGACGCCAATTGGGTCAAGGGCAGGGATAACAAGGTCGCAAATATCCAGCGAGCCTTGCCTTGCCTGAGCATGAGGCATGACGTTCCCGAAGATACGCAGGAAATCGTGGCCAAGATGAGGAGCTGGATTCATGAAGGCTGAGATAGAACCACCGGAAGCCACCAAGTGGAAGAAAGGCCAGTCCGGCAATCCCAAAGGGCGACCAAAGAAACTCACTATGGGCGAACACCTGAGAAACATGCTCTCAGGTACGCAAATCGCAGGCCGAACCATGCCCGAAGGCATGAGCGTGGGCCAGTACCTTTCCGCTCAGGTCATCATCCGTGCCTTAAATGGCGACCGCTTCATGACCAAGGAACTGCTGGATCGGTTCGCTCCCATCATCCACTTCCAGCGGCTAGAGTTCGCTGAACCGTCCGGTGAGGTCGATCCAATCCACGCCAACTACAGCACGCAGGAGGCAGCAGAGATTGTCCGCGTGCTCAAGGAGGTAGGTTTCCATGTTGACACTTCCAAACCTTAAACCACCAAGGTTCAGCCCGCACCGGCCACACCCAAAGCAGGCCGCGTTTATCATGGTCGCTCGCACGGGCCAGTTCCGTGAACTCTTCTACGGAGGGGCAGGCGGAGGTGGCAAGAGCGATGCCCTACTCATGCTTGCCCTACAGGACGACTGGATTGCCGATCCAGACTACTCCGCACTCATCCTACGCAAGACTTTCGTTGACCTGAACCAGCCGGAAGGCATCCTCAACCGCGCTCAGGAATGGCTCTTCGGCAAACCCGGCGTCGAGTGGCAGGCACAGCACAATCGGTTCGTCTTCCAGTCCGGTGCTGTCCTTCAGTTCGGCCACTGCAATTCCCCCAAAGATCACCTGAAGTATCGCGGCGGCAAGTACAACATGGTCTGCTGGGACGAACTCACAGACTTCCCTGAAGAGCAATACACGTTCCTGTTCTCCCGCCAGCGTAGGCCAATGGGATCAACGCTCCCGCTGATAACGGCAGCAGCGTCCAACCCCGGCGGCACAGGACACGCTTGGGTCAAGCAGAGACTGGTCGAGGCCAAGAATCCCAACCGATTCTTCCTGCCTGCCAGTTTCGTGGACAATCCCTTCCTCGACCAAGACGCCTACAGCGAAACCTTGGACCACCTGATGCCCATCGAACGGGCACGCATCAAATATGGCGACTGGTCAGTCCTCGATGCTGCCGTCCTTTTCGACCGGGCTTGGTTCAAGGTGGTCGATGATGTCCCTAATACGGGAAGAACCACGGTTCGTGCGTGGGATACAGCGGCCACAGCCGGTGGTGGCGACTACTCGGTCGGAGTGCGGATGCACAAGGTGGACGAGGTTTACTACGTCGATTCGATGGTCAGGGGCCAGTGGGGGCCAACCGAACTCGACCGTATCCAGCGTGAGACTGCTGCTGCTGACGGCTACGATTGCACCATTCTCTTGGAACGTGAACCCGGCAGTGCAGGCAAACGTGTCAACCAGTACATCAAGCAGCAACTCCACGAATACTCTGTGTTTGAGGAGTCACCGTCCGGCGACAAGTTCTGGCGGGCTACCCCACTTGCCCGTGCCGCGGCCAACGATAAGGTGCGTCTGGTCAAGGGAGGCTACATCACACCCTTCCTTGAGGAGATAAGCAACTTCACGGGCAAGGAAGGGCTTGACCTGAACGACGATATCGTGGATGCCACCGGGCTTGCGTTTAATTATCTGGCACGGCGTGGCGGAATGCGGTTAGGATGATTCCAACGGCAACACACTTTGCGACAAGGAAAGACACATGAATATACCCGCCATGCTCAACGGTTTGCGACGTAGCCTGTTCTCCGGCAGCGGAGGAGGCGGAAGCACCTATGCCATCCGCACACTTCCGCCTGTCAATAGCCGGATTGACTGGACGCTGGAAGCAGGCGAGATTCGCACAAATCCGATTGTGGCGATGTGCCTAGACTGGTCGATTCGCAACGCAACCAGCGTCCCGATAAAACTTTACACCAAGACCAAGTACGGCGAGGAGGTCGAGATCGAGGGCCACCCGGTGCTGGATCTGCTCCAAAGGCCCAACCCGTCCTACACGGGCGACACACTGATTGGCTCGGTCATCACCGACTTGGCAACCATCGGTTCAGCCTACTTGGCAATCGCTCAAACCGCAGGTGGGCAGGCGGGCGAACTGTACTGGCTGGACGCACGCTACGTTGCTCCCGACTTCCCGACCGACGGTTCATCCTACATGGTCGCTTGGCAGTACACGCCACCGGGCTTGGGCTTGTCCCAACGGTTCCCTGTGGAGCTGATTGTCAATCCGCGCAGGGGCAACGATCCGATCAACGACCGCGTGGGCTACGCTCCCATCATGGCTTGCTACAAGGAAATCGGGCTGGTCAACCTTGCGGCGAACTACACCGGGGCCATCACCAAGAACACCGGTGCAACGAACATCATTGTCGCTCCCACGGGCGAAGGTTCTTTCAATCCCACGGAAGCAGCCGACTTGCGGATCAGCATCCAGCAAAACGTGTCCGGCGACAACGCGGGTACGCCACTGGTATTCTCGCGACCAGCCGACGTAAGCAGCCTAGGCATGAGTCCGCGTGACTTGATGCTCACCGATATCGACATGGCCGCTGTCAGTCGGATATGCGGGGCTTTGGGCCAGTCGCCCATGCTCCACGGGCTACCAGACTCAGGCCGAACCTACAGCAACTACCGTGAAAGCCAACGCTCGGCATGGATCAATGGGATCATTCCGCTCCACGATGTGCTGCTCAACGCTCTCAATGTCACGCTCCTACGCTGGTTCGACAGCACCGGACGCCTGTTCCTGAAGTACGACTACGCCAACGTCGAAGCATTGGCCGAAGACCAGAAGGAGCAGGCGGCACGGGCTGTCCTGCTGTTTGAGAAGGGAGTCATCACTCGCAATCAGGCACTGAAGATCATTGGTGAAGAGCCAGTGGACGATGGCGATATCTATTCCAATGAGCTTGGGCAGGCAGGAGGAGCTGAAGATGGCGACGCTGAAACTGAGCCAGAAGAGACCGAAACTCCGCAATCCACCAGAGGCGTCCAGCAAGGTCAAGGACAAGGACGTTGAGAGGCTGTACCGACTGTTCCTCCGCGTGGTCATGGCCCACTGGAAGTACGTCAAGGACGAACTTGACGCAACGCTCGACCGCGTTTACGGAACAGGGACACAAATCCTTGCTGTGCGTAAGATTGCTCCCAAGGGGCAGGCGAACGTGTCACCGCTGGCGGCAGACTTTGTCTTCGGCATAGAAGCCATCGTTGACCGTACGGACAAGGAGGTGCGTTACCGCTATGGGCTGGACGATGCGTCCGACTGGCGGGTCGAGAGCATGGAAACCTATGAGTCCATAAAAGCAGCAGCACTCGACCTTTGCGACACGACCTTGGCCGACATGGAGGCGGAGACCGGACGCAAGGCGGAAAGCCTGATCGAATCTGTGCGTGGTGATCTCTTGGCAGGCCAGAAGGCGGGCATCACACGCGGCCAACTCTCCAACAACCTAGCCCAATACTTTGCCGAGACCGCACGCTGGAAGGCACGGCGGATTGCCCGCACTGAAGCCTCACGCGGGGTCAACACGGGCTACCTTGTTGCTACGGCCAAACAGGACTGGGTGGTCGGCTACGAGTGGCTCATGGCGGGCGACGCCTGCGACCTGTGCGTCAAGGTCGGCACGGTGGACGGCAGGCCGCGAAGGTGGCGCAAGGGCGACATGGTGGCGACCGACAAGGCCGCGAGGCGTGCGTATTCCAGCGTCCCTTCGCCACCGTTGCACCCCAACTGCTTCTGTGGGCTTGTGCCGATCCTTGACTTCGAGGATGTCAAAGACTTCGATCCGCCAGCCGACCTTGTGGAAGCAAGGGAGCAAGTCTGGCAGGAGCAGGACGGTTCCGGCGTGGCAGCAGTCGCCACTCCTAGGCCCACCAAGCCCAAGCCCAAGCCAGTCCCTAAGCGACCGACCAGCCACCTGACTCCCGCTCCCGCTCCCGTGGCCGTAGCTCCCGCTCCCGCTCCCGCGAATCCGGTCACGCCTACGGTTGCCGCTCCCGCTCCAAAGCCTCTAGCCACCCCTCCCGTTGCGCAGACAGGCACGTTCGACTCAAGGTGGTACGATCCCAACCTGATCGAAGGCAAGGCAGATAAACTTGAGCGAACCAAGGAGTATATCAAGCGAAGGGCAAGCGATATGGGCGTTGCCGAGGACAGCTACAGAAGGTTCATCGACCGGGGCAAGGAAATTATCCAGAACGAATCGGCGGGTTTCAAACGTGTGCCAATCGAGACCTTGGAGAAGATGCTTGGCGGGCCAGCCGGAAATGGCGACGGACGCTTCAAGTCCCAGTTTGAGACCGGACGTTCCGAAGGTACGCTCAGTACGACACTTAGAACCAAGGTCGAAGAGCAAAGCATCGGGTTTAATCCAAGCAACGATGTCAAGCACCGTCCGCAGTACGGCTACCTTTCGCACGACGACGAACTCAAAGAAGACTTGGTCGATAGTGCGTCATTCTATGGCGAGGTCAAGTTTAAGCTCAAGCCAAGTGCCATGAATCGGGCTACGGTTACGGGTGCGAACAGTCTTGGCATGAGGAGCAAGGTTTACGCACAGCCACTCAAGGGACAGCCACTAGACGACAACGTGGCAAATGGCAGCTTGGGGCGAATGCCATACTCTTCACAACCGTTGACAGCCAAGCAATACTATAAGAAGAGCGACGGGTATCACGAGATACAAGTCTCTGGTGGCCTGTCGCTTAACGACGTGGAAG